GTTATTACATGAGCAGATAATCCAGTTAAAGAAGTTTTATTAGCCAAAGGTTTAATAAATATTTTTTTATTTTTACCTTTATTTTTACCAAATGCTCCAAACCAAATAGGATATTCAAGGTTTCCGCCCTCAAAAGAAATCCAAACTCCCTGACCAACTGCAGGGGGATCTGTTCGTATCCCAGCGGGTTCGGCAGGGTCTATCCATCCTGTAACTTGAGTTCCAATCAACTGAGGAATAGACACCTTTAAACGGTTTTGTTTTTTTGGATCGACATTGTTTTTTACAATGCCCCTATATATTCCTGGTAAGTTACTCAAGAAATTACACCTATGTTTAGATTTGCCTCTTGGAAACGCCAAATCTCTCCAGCATCTCCCACCATAGTATTGGCTCCAGAACCACCGTCTTCATGTAGAGCCGTAACATTTACAGTCTTTACTCCAGGGGCTTGTAGAACCATAAACTCTACATCTCTTGGATAAATAGTTTCTGCAAAGGTTGCATTTACATAACCAAAGCCAGTTAAGATAGCAATCTTTATGTTTTCTTCTACCTCTGCAGTTGTATATTGGTCGGTCTTTGTATAAGCAAGAGTACAAATTAAATCGGTATAAGTAGGAGGTTGAACCGTGACTGTTGTTCCTATCAGTACCTTGTCGGTTAAAAATTCTTCTACATCTTCTTTTATACGATCAAACTCAGCCGTCTCATCACCGTTATCATCTAAACCAGGAGCAATATCTGTATCAGTTGCAGACCTACTTGGTGCTATATACAGTGTAACCGAAGTCCAAACTGCAGCGGTTGCATTGGCTTTACCTATGCCGCTAACAGATAGCGCAAGATCTGAAAAGTCTTTTAATGTTACCGCTCTATTACCAGAACGAAGAGAGGCTGGAGCAGATGTTCTAATTTGATCATTAGTTTCAGGATCAGAACCACCAAGGGCGGCAATTTCATTTGTTACTGTTATAGCGCCCTGCACTGCAGTTGTTTCACCCTCCGATAACCCAGGAAGATATTCAATTGCATCTATAGTTGCTGGCTCAATGTTACCAATAGCACCTCCACCAACGGTGTATAGCGCTCTAATTTCAGAAGCGTTAGTTGGAATTACACCTGAAACACCATCACCAAAAGTTACATAAACAAGATTGTTATCATCAATAAACAAAGAGTAAACCAAATCATTTGTTGAATAATCAATTAGATGCTCAACTTGTGTCCACTTAGAAAATAAATCTCCATCTTGAACGTATACCTCTACAGAACCATCGACTACAGGCGACTCTCCAAGAACAAACCGCATTGCTGGGGTTCCAGTTGAGGTGCCAATTAACTCTCCATATACGTCGGTGTCATCAGCAACTAGTGTTACAGAACGGCCTTCATAAGCGCTAACGGTATATTCTCCAGGAGTTTCTCCATCAATCGCATCTACTACAGCCTCCGCAACAGTTGTAAAGTAAATTGTTTCAACAGTGTCGTCTATAACTACTTGACCACTTACAACTGTGCCTGCAGGTATGGTGACATTTTCTTCAGATGAGTTAGTAAATACTAAATCTACTGATGCATTTCTATAGCCCGCTGGGGTATACCCATAGGTTAAAGCAATGTTTAATAAACTCTCTCGTTGAGTTGCAGTTCTAATGTAAGACTCATTAGCAACTCGATCAATATAATACGAGACTAAATCTCCCATATATGCAAAGGCCTCTACTAAGGCAACACCAAAATCTGCTGGATCAGAGGCATTCCATTCAGGTATACGATCTTGAATTCTGGCAATTAACTCTTCACGAAGTGAATAGTAGTCTCTTCCTGTGTAATCAATTGAAATAGGGATATTTGATGCTGGCGCAACGGTCATAGCAACTCCTCGTAGATTGGGTTAGCACCTTGAGAGAAGACCAACCCAATGAGTGTGCTAGTAACCTCATCGTTTGGTAACCCGTAAATAACTTCAACAGTCAAAGTACTTGTGTAAATATCACTTGTTACAATTGTTTGTTGAAGAGTTAATAGGTCTAATTGTTGAGCAAAGGCTTTTTCAACCTCTGATTGAATTTGAACAGTTGCTTCAGTTTCTGAATTAAACAATGTATAAGGAATTAAAGTTCCAAAATTTGGTCGCATTACTCTTTCTCTCAAAGAGGTGCCTAAAACAGATCTAACTCGATCAGACCATATTTTAGATTGAGATTGGGTTGAACTTACCTTTCCATAAGGATCAATAGAAAAAGGAAGTGCAATTGCTTTCTGAGCCATTAGTTACCTCTCCATTTTCTAGGGGTTGTTTTATAACCCGATGATCCTTGCGAAACTAAAGTTTTACTAGAGTTCAACGTAGTCACACTTGGTTTATTTTTTGAATTACCTATCATATCATTTTGTATATTTCTGTATGGAACAGTGCCAGCAGAGGATGGTCTAAAAGCACTTGGCTTATTACCTCCTATACCATCTGTACGACATTCAAACTCCACTTCATACTCTCCAGAAATATAAAGAGAATGAATTGCTTTTTTTATAACCCAGAAACCATCTCCCCCACCCTGAGTTCCTTGAACCTCAACAGTTCTCCAAGGGGCAATTCTTGGATCCCCTTGCGCCTTGCCTTTTCCTGGAATAGATAATCTTCCTAAATGAGAGACCGCTTCGGACAGTGTCTTAGCCATGGCGCTGCTATTTACTACAGTGTTTGTTCTATTTTTTATAAATAATGGATCTTTAGTAGTTGTTCGTATTGATTTTCCAACTTTGTTTGGCGAGGTTGTTGATGAATAGATCTTTCCAGTCACAGGATCAACACCCGTAACTATGTTCGTACTTCTTTTTAATTCACCAGAAGTCTCAAGATAGTCACCAATACGAGCCTCAAAGGCATCTAACGTTGGCGCATTAAAGTTATTAAATGGAGAAACAAAAGAGTTATCTGAATATAGAACAGGAATTGTTGTCATAAATTGATTAATCATCTTATCAATTGGATGAAAGTGTAACTCAGTGCCAGAGACTTGCATTCCATAACCAATTGTTTCCGCAAGTTCGTTTAATTTTTCCCAGTAAGATTTTCCAGACAAAGATTGTTGAGTAAATATTGTCTTATGTGGAGTAACCATTGGCTTTAGTTTTGCTTTTTTAGCAAGTTCAATGGCTATTTGAGAAGCCGTTTTATTAGTCCAAACTTTAAAACTGGATTCTTTTAAAGGGTAAGAGGTTCCTACACACTGGATTCTTGTCTCTTGATAATCTTGATATTTAATAGGTAGAGATACAATTGTTGTGTAGCCAAAAAAGTTTCCAGACACTTTATCGTTTTTCCAAGTAAGTTGAACTGGAGTTCCAGTCTTTAACGCTTTAAGAATAAAAGGAGTTAATAGGGTGTACCGTAGTTCAAGGATGTCGTGCTTACCCATCTCTTGATGCAATACAACTTCGTTTGGTTGTATGTCAATAGATGGAAAGTCAGGATACGACACACTGTAATAACTACTAAGTCTGCTCTGAGTTCTTGTATTACGCATTTGGAATCCTAAGTTGAGTACCAGCAGAAATGTCTTGAGGGTTTATAATTTCTGGATTTATATCAAGTATTTTCCACCACAAAGAAGAGTTTCCTAAAAATTTTTTAGCCAATAAATCTAGGCGGTCAGTTTCAACCCACTCATAGATAAAGTAACCCAGTAGGGTTGTCGGATAATTTCTAAATACTGTTAAATGGTATTCCTGTTTACCAGCGTGCCAAGCCTTAAATAAAGTTCCATCAACATATCTGCTATCTAAAAAAATCATTCTTGACTCCTAGCATCACTAGCAGGTAACCCAACATCGTTGTATCTTCCACATGAAATAGATACTTGTGAAAGAACAGGAACCATTCGATCGTTAAAAATTGTGTGGTTAACATTTATGCCGTTTACCCTAACTAAATATCGTAAGCCGTCTCCAAGAAATAACTCTACTTGAGTTCCAATTAAGAATCCCCAGTCAGCACTCTGCCCATTTAAAATAGTTTGATGAGTAGCACTTGGCCCATTTAATACTTTAAACAAGTATTCAAGATCATACATAGTTCCTTTTTTATAAATTGTTTTTAAATCTTCTACTCTACTTTTGTCGTCAAAACCTGGATAAGGATTATTTTCTCCTGGCGCTAATCCATTTCCATCTAAAAAATTCATGTCACTAATTCTGTTTAACAATAACGTAAAATCAATTGTAGATAAACCAACACCAGTAACAGGGGCTAATCCCCCCGCTGCTCCACTTCTAATAACGTTTGGATCTACCGACTCTAACATTCCCCAACCCATACTTACTTCAGTTGGATTGTATAAAAATTTAAAGCCGTACATTGTTGGGTCTTCTTTATATATACCTGTTTTATTTTTCCATGCTGCACTCTTTGTAAGATCAAACGGCATTTGCATAATGCCTTTTGCAACCCCCGTGCCTGAAAACATATCTCTGGCATCAGTGAAGTTTCCAGCACCAGAAACTCCACGCACAGTGGTTTTTGTCTGCGGTGATCTATCAGTAAAGTACTCTGACCTAACCATTGGGGCATTGTATTTATATCCAGTAAAGACCTGTTGTGCTGGTGGTTTTGGTTTTTCGTCACCCTCGGCAGGTTTTACTTTTCCACCCTTTTTCTTTGCATCTTCTTTTTTAAAGCCTGATTCTTTAATAGAAATATTAATTTGGGCAGTTCTTGTTTGATCAATTTGATCAACAAGATTTTTTAATTGATTAACAGCATTTGTTTCTCTAGTTTTTAAATTTGCACGTCTTTGTCGTAACCCATTAAGGGCTAAAATAGCGGCATCAATTGCATCACCACCAACGGCTGCTTTAAGGGTTGCTTCTGCTACTGTAATTTCTTTTTCTAAAGCAATTTGAAAACTTCTGATACTGGTTAACTCTTTTGAAACAGCAGATATTTGTTTTGATTTTTTTGCTTTATCTTCAGCCGCTTGTTTATCAGCCGCAGCCTTAATACGTGCATTCTCAGCATTTCTTTTAGCATCATTCCGTTCTTCAATAATTTGATCAACAGTTTTTGTGTATCTGTATGGATTACTATTTTCTCCAGGCATTATTTACCTCCCACTTCTTGAAGATCTTTATCATTTAACAAAATTTCTTTTACTTGTTTAGCCAATCGGTTAGCCTCTGCTGTTGACGCATTTGCTAAACTAACATTTATGTTTACTGTTTTACTACCAACATTGGCGGAAGTAACTCCACTAGTATGTTGTAAATATTTACCGCTAGTATACGTAGTCCATGGGTTAAAGTTTGTACCACCTTTAGAAATATCATACGCAATTCGTGAATTGATATATGGGTCTTTTAAACTTTCTGGTCCTGTGTAACCAATAGATGCATATTTCTTTAAATACATTTCATTGCGTCTATTTCCCATACCAGGATTTCTTGGATCATTATTTTCCATATTAATTTGAAATAATCCATAAGAGTCATCCATGCCAGTTGGGTTATAAGCATTTGCTCTTCCACCTGATTCAGCCTTTACAATTCCATATGCAGTATTTAATGATTCTCCTTTAAATCCAGCATTTTGTAGAGTTTGCATTAATTGAGGATCCATGCCAGAGGTCATTTGTGTTCCCGTTTGAGATACCTGTGCCGCATTAGCGGGTGTTCCAAACATACTTGCGAGTGCTTTAGTGCCAAGCCAACCAAGAGCAGATAACGCACCGCCAGCAATAGCACCTGGCACTGCACCTACTCCGCCAAAAAAGGCACCACCAATACCACCAGCAGCGGCACCAATACCAACAGTACTTAAAAATCCCTGACCAGTTGCCGCCGATACGGCACCACCAATTACTGGAACGGCTTTTCCTAATCCTGTTAATCCAACCTTAGCAGCGGTAGTTGCAGCCGTAGTAGCACCTCCACCAGCAATTGCAGCAGCACCAGCCTTAGCGGCTGCTCCTCCCAACATACTTCTAACACCCTTTGCTACTAATAAGGTACCTGCTGCTCCAGCAACTCCTCCAACTACGCCACTAATTGCTGAGGCTGCGTTTGTGTTTGAAAGTCCTTGCACAAATCCTTTTGCTCTAAAGAATCCGTCAGGCAATTTTTCTAATTGTGCGTTTAATGCTGCCGCTGCATTTGCTGCAGATTCAAAACCAGCAATCATTGGCTCTGTGCCACGCTCCATCAATGATGACATAGATGTAGCAAGTTTCATCTGTGCATTTTGTGGATTGTCGGGATTAAATGGTAAGTTTGCTAAATCGCCTAAAGGTTTTCCACCAGCCATATTTATAAGCATTGGCTCTAATAATGCTCTTTGTTCTGCAGAGAACATCTGCATATCTGCAGAGCCAAAACCTGCTCGTAAGTTTGTTGCCATCTGTTCTGCAGATGGGTTTATTCTTCCACCCATTGTCATTCGGCTATAAAGTTGACGAGCAACTTGTTCTGTAGAAACAGGTTGTCCTGTATTTGGATCAGTTGTGTTTATACCAAATTGATAGAGTTGCGCTCCCATTCGACCTGTGTGCAAACCACCAATAGCCTGAGCCGCTGTAGCATTTGGCATTCCAAAATAACGAGCAGCACCGCCGACCTCTCGCATCATCCTGTTAAATGATGATGTTCCTGGCATAAAGTTATAGCCTTGAGAGAGCATTCCAGCCGCAGCGGCATCTTCTCCTAAGCCAGTAATGCCACCACCTAACGCACTAAATGTTGCGGCGGCAACTCCTGCACGATTCATTGCTCCACCAGTACGAAGTGAACTCTGGTAGAAACCACTTGCACGAGAGATAGTCATGCCAAGATCTGGCATTGCGCCATACATACCGCTAGCAACACCTAGACCAAATTGAACTCCCGCAACTCCAGCAGCCCCTGGTTTTGAATAAATCCAAGGCATTGCATTAGTTGCGCTACCTGCAGGTGTACCACCTGCACCATTACTAAACTGAGCGTTACTGCTTCCTAAACCTAATCCAGGGCCCATGCCAACACTTGGCATCATTATGCGACTTACTGAATCTAAAGATTTTGTTGCAACCCCACCTATTCTTTTAAGAATAGATTCAAAGGCATTAAGTTTTTTAAGAGTCTGATCAAGACCAGCATTTACATTAGAAAGTTGCGATACGGGATCTTTAGCCATTACTCATCCTTTCATATCGCATTTGAGCAACCTCTAGCCAGTTGCTTCTTTCTCTCCGAGATAAATCTTTTATCTCAGATAAAGACCATCCGTCATAGTATTCAGATAACGCAGACCACTCAGAGAATAGTCTGGCGTAACTAACTACATTAGAACTGAAATAAGGTGCCTAAATTAATAGGAACCGTTACCTCACTTCCTGTGTCGGGGTCCGTAACAACTATGTCTTCAAATTGTGGACCAGGGGCTCGTTTGTTTATTTCTTCAATAATAGTTCTACGATCAATAACGCTAAGTGCTTGCACTTGCGCTTTGCTATATACAGGATTCTCTCCTATACGTACTAAGGTGTTTTCAAGAACAAGAGTGCTTAATTCGGCAGGAGTTTTATCTGCATTGTTAATCATCTCTCTTTGAACAACTCCATTAGGCAATTTTACTGTGTACTCAACAGACTTACCTTTTACAGTAAACATGCGTTCATTTATGGGGTCTGCAAGAACCTTAGTCTTAATATCTGTGTTGAGATCAATCTCAACAAACTTCTGTTCACCATCTGAAAAGATTGGAAGTTTTGCAGTATTTCCAAAAGTGGCTTTAATAATTCCAAGTAGAATTGCATCTCTGTCGCCAACCAGTAGGTCATCAAGTATCTTGTCGGTTGCTGGCTCATTGCCAATTTTAACTGTTCCTAATTGCAAGATAGCCAAGATTGCTTTACCTAAGTTATTAGTTTTAGAAATAACTTCTTCATCTTTACCTGTTAGTTCACGAACTTCTGCAGTTCTGATGACCTCCCCAGCGGCGTTTATATAGCCGCCAGGAAGTTCAACAGTTGTATCTGAAGGGGATACGATTTCAGGCGTTCTTTCTTTTGGCGTTTCAGTCAACGCCTTGTTTAACATTTGATTTGCTAATGCGGGATTAACCGCTGCACTAATGGTGTTCGTCATTGTTATCCTTTGTTAGATTAGGCTGTAAACGCTGCTGCGCTTGCTGCTAGAGATGGTGCCCAGTTGATGTTAAAGCCCTCGTGGACTAAAGTCATCTGTTCAACAAGTAAAGCATTATCGCCAGCATTTAAGTCTGAGTATGCTACAGCGGTTGGCCAACAGTTATAGACCTCGATACGCATTGCTACGTGATCAGTTGTTGCTGGACTGTTTTGAGCAGTTTCACCTGCTGATGGAATTGGGTGAGACAGTACTTGAATCTCTAAGTTACAACGGAAGTTTTGCTCTTTACCACGAGTGGTTCCTCCGCCTTGAACTGTAGCGAACAAGTTTCGCATCCATTCATAGTTTTGATTAGTTCCAAGAATTACACCACGTTGTAATGTAATAGGAGCAAAGGTTGTTTGCCCTGGAATCTGGTGAACGGTGGTGTTGTATCCACCTTCACGGTAAGGAATAGAGTCGGTTGTTACCGCCATTCCAGAGATTGAAGTGAACCCAAAGGTAGTTGCTGCAGCCAAGTTTGTAGTTGCAGTACTTGCTGTTGGAATCGGTTTAAACGTAACTAAAAATCTAAAGTTACGTAATGGATCAGTTATTAAACTTGATCTATTATTAATGATTGTAGGCATTTATTTATTATCTCCTTTGGGTTAGTTCAGCGTCTTTTGGCTGAGATCGATGACGATGAACTCTGCTGGATATTGAAGAGCAACACCAACTTGAATGTGAACTTCACCATTTGCAATATCTGCATCTGAGTTGTTCTCTGCATCGCACTTTACAAAGTAAGCCTGTGCTGGAGTTGCTCCACGAAGGCCACCTTGGTTGCGGTACTCACTTAAGAAGGAACCGATATTAGTATTAATACGGGCCCACAATCTTTCGTCATTATTTTCAAATAGTGCAAACTCTGTTAGGTTCTTTAGATTCTTGCGAATATAAATTAAAGAACGACGCATGTTTACATACTTGTTTGCAGTTCCATCTTGCTTTAATGTACGAGCACCCATTACAGAAAGTCCAGCACCAGGAATTTGGCGAATTGGATTTACTGGGGATGTGCTTGCATTCATTGTGTCTAACTCTGTAGATGTAAAAGTCTTTTCTACAGATACAATTCCTAATACTGGAGTTGAAATTCCAGCAGGTGCCTTGAATACACCTCGGCTTGCATCAGTTGATAGATAAAGACCTACTACTGCACCCGTAGGTTCAATCTTACGAAGTGCTCCAGAACTACGTCCTAGTGGATCTGAAATAAAGATGTTTGGATAGTAGACAGCAGCATTGCTTGTATCAGTAAGAGATCCAGCAAAAGAAACAGCATTTGCTACTGTTAAATCTGGGTCAGTTCCAATTACAACAAAGCCATTGTTATCTTCTGCCCAAGATGTTGCAGCATCAAATACTGCTACAGTTCCAGATGCTAATGCATTTGCAACAGGTAGGAATAGCACTAATGGGCGATCAAGAGATGTAAATCTCTCAAACACTGAAGAGGCACCCTTGTAGGCGGTGTAATCAGTTGAAGCAGTAGCGGTTCCATTCGAACCACTTGTTAGTGGGTAGGTTGCTAAAGTAATAGAAGCACCTGCATATCCACTAGCAACAAGTACTGAAATATTTGGTGAAACAATGTTGATTACAGTTGGTGCATAATCACTTGATGCAGAATCATCAAAGACAATATTTTCATATCTTTCTAATAAAATATCATCGTTAATATCATTAGCAATGCCTGACTCTTTATATAGAGTTAAGGTGTAAGTGCTTGCTACAGAACCTGCAGTTAATACAACACGTAGGTTATTTCCATCTGTGCCAGCATTCTTAGAAGTAACAGTTGCAGCAGTTGCTCCGCCGCCATCTGTTAGGTTTCTAGATGCTGCAACAGCGTTAGCAGCAAGTAGACGTTGAACGTATAGTTCACGTCCACCATTAGCAAAGAATGAGCCAACTTGGAAGGTGGCTGGATAGGAAGCGTTGTAGCCTCCAAAGTACTTAGTAAATTCATACCAAGAGTTAACAAGCGTTACTGTTTCTGGGCCTTGTGCAAAAGGTGCAACAACTGCGCCAGCAGCATTTGCAGTAACTCCACTTGGGAGTACTGGTGGTAATAGGCGTTCACTGATGTAAACACCTGGGCGGCTATAAGCCATTTTTTCTCCTAACTAGTTTGGGGAAGAGACCTTATGGTGCCGATTGAGTGTACGAATCGATGGTAGTGAACTGAGAGCGATCTATGATCTGACTTCCAGTTGTACCTGTGACGTTAACTTGCAACACTTTGTACATCTGTTTGTATGTTTCAGCCGCAATCTCACTTGAGACACGGACTGTTATTGCATTTACAAATAATCTTCGTCCTTGCTCTGTAATGTCTCTCTTAGAGATATCCAGAACATCTAGGCGGCGAGTAGTGCCGAACACAGTGTTTGGTCCTGTATCTAGGACAGCAAACCTCAAGGGAAGTTTTGAGTAAAGTAATTGAGATAAAATTTGACGGTCATGACGTGGTTGACGACAGTAAGAAGTAACTTGATAATCAATATTTACAGGAATTGGATAGTTAATTTCCCAGTCATGCTCATTAGTATCCCAAGCAGTGTTGGTTCCAATAACAGATGGATTAGTTAAGTACGCTGGCTTTACCTTGCCTCTCATGGCACGGGAAAAATCTTCAGAAATATCAATCATATCAATAGTGATGTATGGATAGGACTGTGCTCTGATTTCCTGATCAGGTTGTCCAAACCAGACTCCTACCTTTCTGGTAGTTCCTGGTGTGGCAGTTCCACCTGATGCAACACTAGCAATGTTTGCATTGGTCTTTGCATATTTAAAAGTAGTCTCACTTGGTATTAAAGTAATGTTGTAAGTGCCATTAAACG